TGATATTATGGGAGATAAGATTTTTGGGGTTGATTATATTATATATAATTTAGTAAATATATTATATTATATATAGTATAGATTAGATATTCTATATAATATATATTGGGATTTAGATAGCATAATAATATAAATATTGATTGATACATATTATCTTTTAACAGACTTAAATTAACATAAGAAATATCATATATCAATTAGAAGTCCTCAAATCGATATAAGATATTAAAAATACTTTTAATCAACCCCAAAAATCTTATCTCCCATAATATCAATCAGAATACAATCAAGACAATATCAATCAAAATACATTGTATGGGCTAAGTCTCAGAACGAATCAGATAAGACCCACAAGCAACCCAAGACAATAGAAGAATAATGTCTGGCAAATATTCGGTATGGTAAATTATGGGGATAAGAAGGTGGCTCAAGCATTTTTTTCAGCTCAAGCATTTTTGATAGCATTAAAATAGTGCTAATGGCGTAAGTGGTTGATATATAATGGTTAATTTTCAGTTGGTCGGTGTGACTAAAACAGTATAAAACATAGTAAAATTTCAGTTTGAAGAATGTGCTCAATTAAAGGCCTGCAAGGGTCAGTTACACAATGAGGTGGACACAAAGTGTAGTCAAATGCTTATTTGACAGCGACTTAGGGGTTTGGGGGGTAGATTAATATCAAGAGATGGCAATATGAGAAAAATAAATGATTGACAATATTTCGGTATTAGAATAATTGGTAATTATGGTTAGGATTATAGAAAATAAAGTAGAAAATTTACAAGTTAGAGTAAGGTTGGCTTGTTTTATGCTGGCAAATATTTGTGACCCACAAACAATGATGCCAAGCTTAGATGGTGTGCCAATAGATATTAACAAAATGTCTATTTATTTTAATTTGGACAAATCAGGATTTAGTGGATTGTATTATGAACTTGGAAGGCAAAACATATTTGCAAATATTATGGCAAGTGGACTTGATTGTTATATTCTAAATCCAGAATATTTTTGTGGTTTTGAAAATGAACAATTAGTTAGTTTGGCTAAAAATATTATATTTAATGTTAAAAATTATGAAGTATATCTTGAACCAAAACAGATAACCAAGAAATCTGATATTAAGAATTTGAACAAGAAAATGAAAAGGCTAAAAAAGCTTGGATATATTTCGGCTTGAAGAGAGAATAATGTTAGATAGAAACAAAACTTATCATGGTGATTGCCTTGAATTGATGAAGGATATTGATACAAAGAGTGTTGATATGATTTTATGTGACTTGCCATACGGAACTACTGCCTGCAAATGGGATGTGATTATACCCTTTGAGCCATTATGGGAGCAATACAAAAGAATCATTAAAGATAATGGGGCTATTGTTTTGACTGCGAGTCAGCCTTTTACGAGTGCCCTGGTGATGAGCAATGTGAAGATGTTCAAATATTGTTGGTACTGGAAAAAAGAAAAAGGAGTTGGGTTTACATTTGCAAAATATAGGCCACTGGGTCAAATTGAAGATGTATTGGTTTTTGGCAAGGGTAAAACAAAATATAATCCATTAATGGTTAAGCTGGAAAAGTCATACCGCCATATTCTCCCGAGAACTCAAACCGAAACGCTGAATAGTGGGATTAAAACTTGTATCAATGGCAATGATGTATACAGGGAGTATACACACAAATACCCAACAAATGTATTAGAATACTCAAGAGATAGCACGAAGAGAAATAATAAATTCAAGCACCCCACGCAAAAACCAGTAGCACTCTTTGAATACTTAATCAAAACTTATACAAATGAGAAAGATTTAGTATTAGATAGCTGTGCTGGCTCTGGAACAACTGGAATAGCTTGCATGAACACTGGAAGAGATTATATTCTCATGGAAAAAGATGAAACCTATTACCAATTAATTTTAGACAGAATAAATAGTCATAATATTATTGGCGGTATTCATGCCTAACTACAAAGAAATAAATTGGGATTTAATTAGGGCAGAATATGTAATGTCTATTGAATATCCAAGTATTGATGATTTAGTTACAAAATATAATGTTTCAAAACCACTAATGATACAAAAGTCTAATGATAGAAATGACCCAATCAATAATGGTCAAACATGGCAAGAACAAAGAAAATCTTTTATAGATAAAAAAAGAAGTTCTGAAGAAAATCAAGCGATAGCTGAGTCAAAAAGAATGATTAAGGCTGTTGTTAGGGAAATGAACAATATTGGTCTCAAAGCATTTAAGTTAGTTTCAAGAGACTTGGATGAATTATTGAGATTACAACAACAAGCTATTGATTCTAAAGAAGATTTTAATGTTCAAAGGTATGTTAGATTGGCAGATGTATCAAAAATAGCAGAATCATTGCATAAGTTGACTGGTTCTTCTGGGGCAAAAGAAATGGTTTTGAGATTAGAAGTTGGTGAAAAACAAAAATCTTTGTCTGATTTGTCAGATGAAGAACTTGCCAGAATAGATTATCAGGCTCAAACTGGTCAGGCAGATGTTACCGATGCAGAGTATGAGATTGTTGAATAATGAAAAATAAAATTGAAACAAATGTTGTTGTTAACAGTGAGTGTTTGGCTGCTCTAAAAAAAATGCCAGACAATTGTATTGATAGCATAGTTGCAGACCCACCCCGTGGTTTATCCTTCATGGGCAAGAAATGGGATTATGATGTCTAACCAAATACAATTCACCAAGAAAGATATTGAGCTTGAGAAAATCAGGCGCAAGAAAGAAAAGTCTGAGGAATTGCAATCAAGATTTTCTCCATATACCGAGAATGGATTTTGGGAATTTTGTAAATGGTATGCTCCTGATTTTTATAATGAAAAAAGAGAGCCATTAAAGAGATTGTGTGGAATTTTTCAAGATGTTGCCCTGGGAAAATTAAAAAAGGTTTTAATAACAGTATTCAGAAGGTTTGGAAAGTCAAGAACAACTTCAATGTGGATAGCATGGCAATTAATTTATTATCCAGATGCTACATTTATGAGAAATTGTTATGCTGCGCCCCTGGCTATTGATTTATCAAAAAAAACAATGGATATTATTGAGTCAGCAAAATTCAAAAAAATTGTTCCACACGTTAGGCTTGACCCCAAACAATCTTCAAAAGCTGCATGGCAAATTGATGGTACTGAGATTACTACTTATTTTGGCACTGGCATTGAAGGTTCTATTATTGGCAAGGGCTGCAAAACTGCTGCTATTCTTGACGACCCTATAAAATCACCACAAGAAGCAATGTCAGAAACTTTTTTGGAAAACCTTGAGTTATTTATTGAGTCTGTCCACAATACTTGTATTGACCCCAGTTCTGAGTGCGCTCAAATTATTATTTCAACAAGATGGGTAGAAAATGACCCTATTGGCCAAAGAATTGACGACCCAAGCTGGACACAATTTATCTTTCCTGCTCTTGATGAAAATAACAAATCTATTTGTGAAGATATTATTTCTACCGAACAATTGTTGTTAATGAAGAAATCTTGGCATGCAAAAGGAATGGGATGGATGTTTGAATCAATGTATCAATGTCAGCCTGTTACTAATCTGGTTTCTAAATTCAATGCAGAAGAACTTCGGCGATTCAAGATGGAAGATTTACCCAATGATAATCCAGATAAGATTATTGCGTTTTTGGATTATGCCAACAAAGGAAGCGACTTTTTGTCAATGCCAATAGCTTATTGTTGGGGAGCAGATAGATATATAGTAGATATTTTGTTTTCAGATAAAGACTCCAAACAACTAAGACCAATGGTTATTTCTAAAATTCTTCACCACAAACCAGAAACAGTGACTTGTGAAACCAATCAGGGTGGTCAGGAATTTGTTGAAATGCTTGAAATGGAAGCTGGAAATTTTTTTGATGAACTTGGCATAGAAATAATCCCAAAATATTCTACTACAAACAAAGAAATAAGAATACTTGTAAGAACTGGTGAAATAAAATCAACTTGTTTATTTTTGGATAGAGTAGAACAAGATTATGATTATAGATTATTTTTTGAACAATTAATTAATTATGGTAAAATCAAAAGAGGACATGATGATGCACCAGATTCAATGTCTGGGCTTGTCGGTGAATTATCGGATATTGGAGAAGTTGACGTTGAATGTTTCGGTGTAGAAAAAAAATTACTTGACAATATTTATCATAAAAAATTTAATGACATGGAGGAAGAAGAAAATGATGTTATTATTTTTTAAGGAGCAAAATGGTTAAGATTATAGACGAAAAAGAAAACATTGACCTTCAAAAAGAGATGGAGGGTGTTACTGAAATTATTAATCTTGGGGTAAATAAGAGAATTTCTATTCCAAAATCTCAGTTTAATACTGCATCATCTAAGGTGCTTGGTATGTATGGTTGTATTGTCCCGCCATATAAGCAATCAGATGTTTTGCAATACAAAAAACTTGATTCAACCTATCAGGCATGTCTTGATATTCGGTCTAATACGATTGTTGGCAATGGGTATGAAATCAGAAGTGACAAAGTTGTTCCCAATAGTCAATTAATGAAACTTATTGAAGAACCAAATGATAATATCGGTGAAACATTTTCCTCAATGCTGAAAAATATGTTTATTGATTTGGATACATTTTATAATGGATATTTTGAATTTGTTAAATCTGGAAGGTCACGTGCATTGTATTGTGTTCCAGCCAAAGATGTATTTATAAGGCCATTGGTAAGAAATGGTAAGGTTACCAGAATAATAGATAAGTATGTTAGAATTGAAGGTATGTTAGTAGATGAATATGAGCCATATCCCAGTGATGGAATAACAAAAGATGGCGTTCACTATATGATTCATTTTAAAAGAGCAAGTCAAGATAGCGTGTTTTATGGTAGTCCAGATAATGCTCATTTGTTTGACCTGATTAAACAATCTTATCTGTCAGACCAGTATAATATTAATTTCTTTTCTAATGGCGGACAGCCAAGTTGGGCAATTTTGATAACTGGCGGAAAGATTTCTAAGGCTGGACATCAAAAAATAAAAGAATTTGTAGAAAACAATTTAACTGGTGTATCAAATGCACACAAAATGCTATATCTTTCTGTCCCCCAAGAAAAAGCAACAATTAAATTAGTGCCACTATCAAAGTCTATTGATGAACAGTTTATTTCGTTAAATGAGAAAACCAGATTACAAATAGCACTTAAGTGTCGTGTAATGCCTAAAATGCTCGGAATTTCTTCTGGTGGAAATTTTGGTGGTGGTTCTGCTGGTATGGCTGATTTGCAACTGTATATTGAAACAGTATCTCGGTCTGAGCAACAGTATATTAATGATGTCTTAAATAAATTTTTCAAGCTTGAATTTGGGATTAATCCTGAATTTATCTTGAATGCAATGGATATTTCAAATGAAAAAGATGATGCAATTATAGCTAATCTTTATTGGAATATGGTAGATGATTATGGTAATAGGGTTTTGGATATTAATGAAGTAAGGACTAAATATCTTCACCTTAAGCCAATTGATTTAGTCCATACACCAAAAGATGAGTCAGTTGAACATAAGAATAATTTATCTGTAAATGAGAATGGTTCTCCAAGAAGTAATAACGGTGCGCTTGATGAAGGTCAGCGTGATGATATAAATAACTTAAACCCAGAAAAGAACAAGAGGTAAATATGAAAGTAATCTCAAAGAAGCAAGAGCTTCGTGATGTAACAATTACTCATGTATCCTATGTCAAGCGTGGTGCAAACAGAAAGATTTTTCTTATGTCTAAGTCTGAAGAAAAAAATCCTGATGTAGAATTTGATGTTAGAGTCATTAAAGATAATGATTCTTCTCAAAAACTGTTATATGGGGTTGTTTATGAACCAGACTCAGTAGATGCACATGATGACTTGATGTCGGCTGAGGAAATTGAAAAAACCGCACATGAGTTCACTATTCGGTATAGAAATATTGATAATGAACATAACTTAATCGCTGGAGCAGGAGAAGTAGTTGAAAGCTATATTGCCCCATGCAATCTTGAAATCAATAATTCTGAAGTCAAAAAAGGTAGTTGGATTTTAGTCACAAAAGCCACAGATGAAATATGGCAAGGATATGTCGATGGTGACATAACTGGATATTCAATGTTTGGTATTGCGAGAAAAACAATTGCCAAGAATGAAGAAAGCATTCCCTGGATTCAAAAATTCCTGGAACGGCTTGGCGTAGTCAAAACATTCCAAGAAACACTTGAGGCAGAAATAAATGCAATCAAGAAAGACCCTGGATTTTTGATGTATATTGCAGAAGAAAATTGGTATCGTGAGATTGATTGGGAAATGGAAGCAGATGAAAAATTGCTGAAACTGTCCGAATCAATGCTTGAGGCTTCTTCTTATATCAAGGAATTGGTTAACAATAATGTTTCCAAGTCTGAAGAACAAAATGAAGTGGTTGATGGAGTAAAAACTTCACACCCTGAAAATGTTCCAGGAGAAGAAACCTCCGATGAAGTTATCGAAGATGAAAAGAATGAAGATGTTGAGAACACTGAAGAAACTGAAAAACCAGAAGAAATTGATGATGTTGATGATGCTGAAAAAACTGAAGAAGAAGTTGAAGAAGTTAAGCTTGAGCTTAATCCTGAAATTGAAAAACTGAAAGAACAACTATCTGATTTACAGAAAAAGTATGATAAATTGGCTGTGCAATCCAATGTTGCTTCACCAATAAATCAAAAACCTGAACCCAAAATTGTTAAACCAAGAATTCTATAATTACTGTAAGGAGTAAATAATGATTACATTGACACATGATGAAATTCTCCAGATTATGTCTAAAACTGCTGGCGAATTGCTTTCTCAGGATAAAAATACTACTATTTTGAAGGCTGACCCTGATTATATCAGTCCGTTTGCCGCATATCTTATGAACAAGGCCGATATGGCTGTAACCAAAAAAGATGGCACTCTTTTGTCCAAATCTGATGTAGAGGCAGCTACTTTGGACTTTACTCAGGGCAGAACTCTTACCGAAGAAGAGGCTGAAGTTACCGTTAGATTTATTTTTGATAAGTCTCCCTGGCTGTCTCTTTTTAATTCAAGAAATGTCAATAAACTTGTTGTCCCGATTCAGGGTCGTTCCATCACAAAGGAAAATCTTGTTTCTAATGAACAGGCCGGAACTGCCGTAACTACCGTAAATCGTCGAATCGTGCATAACTTCGGGATTAATCTTTTCTTGAAGAATATTCATCTTCAAAAGAATATTCCGCTACAAACTGTTATTGACAATTTATATAATCCTAATTTTGAAACAGAAACAATGAATGACGTTGCTATTGCTTTGGCTAATGATATTTTGTTGCTTGCCACTAATGGATTGGAATATGCCGCTTATTCAAGTTCTGAAAACTTCTATGACCTAAATAGAGGTTTTGTAAGAATTTTGCAATTGGCTGATGGGAAAAATACCAATACCTATGGTGATATTCAGATTTCTGGATGGATGGCAAAAGCCCTTACCCCCCAAAAGGTAGATGCTGATTCTGCTGTTGGTGACAATTATACCGCAACTAATTTGTTGGCATTGATGAACAAGATGTATAAAGCTATGCCAATGGAATATCGCAATGATTCTAATAATGTATGGATGATGAGTCAGATTGATGCTGACCTTTATGCTGATGCTCGCAGTGACATGACTGCACCAAGTAATACAATTCGTGAAACCAATCTTACCGGTGGAATTGTTCCCAATTTCAAGGGTCGAAAAATCGTTGTGCTTCCCGATATGTATAGTATTAATGAAACTCACAAATATCAATCTTCTGTTCCTGGCGCAATCATTTTTGGTAATCCAAAAAATATTGATATTGTTATGTCTGGAAAAGATATTGTTCGTTCACAGAGTTATGATGCTCGTGGTTCTGAGGGTGCTGTATTTGAATATGACCTTCATGCACACATGGATGTTCAGATTGCAAAACCCGAAAGCTTTGTGGTTGCGTTTGATGGAGCAACAGTTTCTACGCCTTATTTTGTGACTGAAGCTGGAGCAGCAACAGGACAGTCTGGAGCAATTGCAACTTCTTCATCTAATACCTATAATAATGAAGGAGATGACCTTGAAGTAGTACCCTATTGTGATAATACTGGTGCCGTGATTGTAAGAGCAACTGAAGCAATGACAGGCATGACATACACTCAGGCTCTTGACGCCGACGATGCTGAAATAGTTGAACAAGGAACTACGATTACATTGGATGAGGATACATATTTCAAAGCATATCATCCCAATATGACCGCATCAACTGAAATTTTCTTTGATATGAATGTGTAGGAGATTAAATAATGATACCAGATAATGAAATTATTGAAACTGAACCAGAAGTAATTGAGGAAATTGTTGAAGTTGAAAAACCCAAAAAGAAAACCAAAACTGCAACAAAACCTAAAATTACCGAAGATGTAATTGTGTCTGTTTTGTTTACTAAGGCTGTTTCTTGTGGTGGCAAGAGTTGGAAAGTTCATGACACCGCAGAAATATCCCAAACAGAACTTGACAAATTACCAGAACAATCATATCTGGTTCGTAACATTAGAAAATAAGGAAGGATACGCATGGCTGATACTTTTTCTCATAGCAAGGCAGTAAAAGACAAAATGATGCAGTTGGCAAATGTAACGAGTCAAGCTGAATCAAGAATAACTGACCAGATTTTATCTGTTGCAGCTAAAGAATTGTCTGAAAGTGCTGGAGTTGATTATTATGATTCATACATAGAGTCTTGGGAAGATTACAATGAAACTACTTATGGCGTCTTTGATAGCAAGAGATATGATGAATTAGATAATGAAGAAAAAGCCATGCGTAATCTTATTTTTGCTGAAGCTTATTTTGGGCTATACTTTTTAGCAATAGCCCTTAAGAAGCTGGTCAAAGGAAATTCTGGGACAATAAGAGAATCGGTTTCTGGTGCTTCTGTTCAGGCATCACCATTTGATGATTTAATCTCAAATGCTGATTTATATAGAGAATTAGCAGTAAATTGTGTATCGTCTGCAATTGACTCTGAGGGTGATGTTTTTTCTGATGGAACTCTTGGAATATTCGTGGTATAAATTATGGCTAATTCTAACTTTCTAAAAAAGCACGAGGAACTATTTAGTGACTTAACTGATGAAAATACATTTAGTGAATATAATTTATATGATTCAGAAAACAGTTTAAGTCTTGGGAATTTTCCAGCAATAGGAATATTTTTGGGAACAAGTAGAAATAGCAAAGAAGTCTTGTCTTATGTGCCAACAGAATATACGTTTATTATTATGACTGCTGACACATATGATAGAGATGACCCTGCTGACCAAAAAGATAAACAATATGCAATGTTTGATTTAATAGAATCAGTCATTGACAAATTTGGATTTAACGTGATAACTGATATTGAACCAATGGTTTCAATAGCTCTTGGTGAAGGTGGATTTATCACAGGATTTACTACAATGATAAAGTTTAATGCTTAAACAAGGAGAATAAAATGGCTTTAACTTATGGAACAGAAGGAATTAAACAAAAAGACTATCGAGTTTATATTGCTAATTCCGATATAGACGATGAACTATCTTCTGGGGTCGCTACTGCTGTGGCCACATATGATGGCGCTAAAAATAAAACTAATATCCAAGCTCTGATTGCAAAGCTTGATGAGCTTGGTGAATGTCGGACTGACTCAATTGCTGTCACTGCCGAAAATGGTGATACGGTAGAAGGGAATGTGCTTGGCGAGATTGTTTTGAATAAAGCATGTTCGATGGCTGCTGAATTAATCAACTCCACGCCAAGCAATATTGAGGCTTTAGCTGACCTTGATAGTATGCCAGTAACTGTGGTTATTATCGAAAAAGATACACACAATGTTTCTGATCATGCAACAAAAACTGCAATTGTAATCAATAATATAGTAATGTCTTATTCAGAAAATATTACTGGTGGCGATTCAATTCGTGCAATGGTTAATCTTAGTCGCAATGTGCCCAGTGTTGGTGATTTCAGAAGTATTGCTGATATTGATTGGTCTTAATAGGAGGCTACTATGGCTCTTTCCTATGGAACAACTGGAATAAAACAAAAAAGCTGGAGAGTATATATTGCCGCCTCTGATACGGCTGGATTAGATGATACTTTTGATTCACTAATAACCAATCCGGCTACTGATGTTATTGATGAAATTATGGATGATATGTCTGAACTTGGTGAATGTCGAGATGATAGTATTTCTGTGACTGGTGAAGATGGAGAATCAATTGCTGGCAATATAGTTGGGAATATAACAATTAATAAAGCTTGTTCAATGACGGCTGAATTAATTAATTTTACTCAAGACAATATTGATACTCTTGATGTTCTTGATGGCACTTCTGTATCGGTAATGTTGGTAGAACGAGATAGTCATCAAGTTGGTTCTGACGATTACAAAACTGCTATTATTATTAGAAGTAAAAATCTGTCTTACTCTGAAAACATAACTGGTGGTGATACTGGTCGTGGGACAATAACATTATCTGGCACTCCAAGAAAAATCACTGGATTTAGAACAATATTAGATTGTGAGGTAGTATAATGGCATTAACATATTCATTAGATGGACTTAGGCAAAGAAGTTATAGGGTTTGGATGATTTATCCAAGCTCTGGCACAGGAGAATCTGGATATAATAATCTAAAAGAGTATGTAGAAAATTATATTATAGCTAATCTTATTGGATATCAATATGGGTCTGCATTTACAAATTTGTCAGAATTACTTGCTGCTGATACAGATATTACTGACTATTCTGAAAGACTTGGTGAGTGTAGAAAAGATTCTATTTCACTTGTAAGTGAAGATGGCAATAGTATTGAAGGTAATGAAGTTGGTACACTTATTCTTGATAAAAATTGTAGTTTTGCCGCCGAGCTTCTTAATGCAACTCCTGGTAATATTGAATTGTTGAATGACGATGTTGAAAGTCAAGTCCCTGTGTATATTATTTTGGAAGAAATAGATGGTCGGACAAAAGATTGGGATAGTACATCTGACCCAATTAAATCAAAAGATACTCATGAGATTATATTTATTGGTATTAATAATGCACTAATTCTTAATATGGTTGAAAATCATGTTGGTGGTGGCATTTCTACTGTTACTATCAATGGAAATGATACTGTGGCTCGAATTAGTGACTTCAGAAAGATACTTGATGTTCCTTATGACTTGGAAGATCAAACTTAATAAAAAATGAAAAAGAAATAGGGCTGGTCGAGGAAACTTGGTCAGCCTATTTTTTGGGAGAGAGAATGAAAACTGACATACTAACGGTCTCAAGAGTTTTTAGAATATTGAATCAGTATGATATTAAAGACATACCAAATTCAGACAATACAATGTTGTCCAGCATAATCTTGTCTAATTTGGATGATGCTATTCTTCCAAAAATACTTAAAGCTTTAGATGTAAAACAATCTAATGACAAAATAAAAAATATAGAAATAATGTCACTGTTTTTTCAGGAAGTAAATGATTGCGTGTCTCAATATATTGGTGAAATAGAAAAAAGAAAAAAACACGCAAGTGAAGTTTTGGGTATCTGGAAAGAAGATGAAACTATTGATAATAATAAAAATATTTATCAGAGTGATTATTATTTGCAATGTTATTTGACATTGTCTGAAAACAATATATCTCCAGAAAAACTAAATCTATATGAATCATTTATTCTTTCTGAAGAAATATCGTGCAATAAAATCAAGGAATCTATCCAACAAATGTTATCTATGATTGAGGACAAGGCAAAAACTTTTTGTTTAGTCCAAAAAGAAAATCTTAAGCATGCCAATTTTATTGCTTTTGTGCTTGACATTTATGATGCAGTTGAAAAAATGTATAATGAATTTCTCGCAAAGGATAAAAAATGATGAAACACAAAAGACAAGCATGGGATGGTAGCCAAAAAACTCTTTTACTTGGTGGTCAAAAGTTTGACGGTCAAGAGAATAATCCTTTGCTTAATAATATGTCCAAAGCTCAAATACAAGACTCTATAACCAACTTTATGTCTGGTGATTCAAAATTTAATAATTCTATTAGATTTCATTTATTCCAAAGACTAAAATATTCTACTGGTAAATTAATGGAATCTATTAAATGGAAAACAAAAGTTGATATTACTGGAACAAATAATAAATTTAGTGTTAGTATTGGTGTTTATTTAACTGACCCACAATTAATTGATGCCTTGTTATCTGGAGATGAGGGAGATGAGCTTGAAAAATATGGCACAAATGATATACCAAGCATTGAAGAGTTGGTTAGATACGTTGAAGGGAAAAGAGCTATTTTTGCTGAAAGGACAAGAGATAGATATAGTCCAATTCTAAGTCAAAATAGGCAATCAATGAAGCCAAATAGAATGGGTGATTTTAGAACTGACCCAATTCAAGATATAGCAGAAGAAATTAGAAATGCAATGGAGACAAGAGTAAATAGAGAGACTTTGCCTCCCACAAAGGGAAGTAAATACACTTTGATTGGATGGTGGAGGATTGAAAAGAGTAGACAATCTGATGGTCAACAATTTGATTGGTTTGAACCAAAATATAAAAGATGGAATACGCCATTATATACAATAGAAAATGATGATGGTGAAATTAATCAGGCAATCAAAGAATGTTTACAGAGATATTTTGATAAAATGTTTGACCCCAAATTTGGTGAAGCCATTATGGATGAGATAAAAGATGCCACTCCAGAAGAAATGTTGGCATATATATTGCCTGAAATTGTCCAAGATAAACAGCAAAATGATAAACTTTATCAAACAACTGAAAAGATATTTGATTTGATTGAAACAGTGCAAGCAAAAGTTAAAAAAGAAAATCAATACAAATATTTATTTAATGATTTATACAAAAAACAGTCAAAAACTCAAAAAATTAGAATAGACAGAATGTCGTCAAACTTGGTGACACAGCAAAAAATAAATTTGGCAAGCAAAAAAATGTCTGATGAAATCAATAAATATGTTTTAAGATTTAGGAAAAGAAGAGCTCGTAGGCATAGTGAGAAATGGATAAAAGACAGAATTGGGCAAAC